GAGGGGGATTCTTTCCCCCTCCTCTTTTATCATTAGGAGAGTATATGACAATAGACTACAAATATAGTGAAGATTCTTTGATTAAGGAACTTCAAGAATATGTTGATTCAACTTATGGCGAACATTATTCGCAAAATAATATTCAGACAACTGAGTTTATTATCGATAGTGGTCACGGCATGGGTTTCTGTCTAGGAAATGTTATCAAGTATACTCAACGTTATGGTAAGAAAGAAGGGTTTAATCGTAAAGATCTATTGAAGGTCTTACATTATGCCTTGATCGCATTACATACACATGATCAAGATCATAACAAGTAGGAGTAATATATGATTGGAGTTGGTGATGGTGTTCCACAAACAAATTTTCTGTACCGTGTTCGCACAGATGGTAAAGATATCTGTTATGTGGACGAAACAAACGGTGGAGAAAATCCCTTTGAGTGGAAAGAACTCTCGACAGCAGATATCTTTTCTGGTAAACGTGTCGTAGTATTCTCACTTCCAGGCGCATTCACACCAACATGTTCGACTTTTCAGGTTCCTGGATTCGAACAAAATTATGACAAGATGAAATCCTTAGGTGTTGATGAGGTATACGTTATTTCTGTTAACGATACATTCGTTATGCGCCAGTGGATGATCCATCAAAAGGTTAAGAACATCAAGTTTATCCCTGATGGTTCTGGTAAGTTTACTGCTGGAATGGGTGCTTTGGTAGCAAAAGATAACTTGGGTTTCGGTGTTCGATCATGGCGTTATGCTATGGTGGTCAACGATGGAATTATTGAATATATGGGTGCAGAGGATGGAATCATGAACAATTGTGAGACAGATCCATATGTAAACTCTACCCCTGAAAAAGTTCTTGAATATCTTGAGAACGCTTGACATACAATGTAATATGATGTATAATACATCTACAAAATTGAAAAGGGTAAATTATGAAACTATCTAAAGAAACACTCGCTCTCTTTAAGAACTTTGCTGGAATCAACTCCAACATTCTTCTCAAAGAAGGTAATAAACTTTCAACCATCTCTGCACAAAAGAACATCATGGCTGATGCTACTGTCGGTGAATCATTCCCTGACTTTGGTATCTACGACTTGAATGAATTCCTTGGTGCGATGTCGCTGTTCGATGATCCTGAACTAACTTTCCAAGAGAAGTATGTTACGATTCAAGAAGGTTCAAACAGCATCAAGTACTTTGCAGCAGATCCTTCTGTCCTTACCGTTCCTCAAAAGTCGATCACATTCCCTGAGTCTGACATTGACTTTACGATGACTGCTTCTATGTTAGGTATGATTCATAAAACTGCTTCTGTCCTACGTGCATCAGATGTAGCAGTTGTTGGCGACGGTAGCGTTATGAGTATTGTTGTCGGTGACAAAAAGAATGCCACTGGTAACTCTTACAGCGCAGATGTAGGCGCAACCGATAAGACGTTCAAAGTGAACTTGAAAGTAGAGAACTTGAAGATGCTTCCTGGAGACTATCAGGTAAGTTTGTCCTCTCGTAAAATCTCTCGCATTCAATCAGCTTCGAGCGATCTGGTTTACTACGTTGCCGTGGAAGCAGACTCCACTTTTTAATCTTGGATGTAAGGCGTGGTAAGGTTCGGTGAGTACACTGAAGACTACGCAGCCAAGAGTCCTGAGCATGACCGAAAACTGCTCTCTTATTTTATATTATGACTGGAGAATGCTATGATTGAAAAACGTGATGAACAGTTTTTGTGGGTAGAAAAGTATCGTCCACAAAAGATTGATGATTGTATCCTTCCTGATAGCATGAAGGAAACATTTCGTCAGTATGTTAAACAAGGAGAACTGCCGACTTTGTTGTTGTCTGGCACTGCTGGTGTCGGTAAAACTACTGTAGCAAAGGCACTGTGTAATGAAGTTGGTGCTGAGTATATCGTAGTGAATGGTTCTGAAGAGGGTCGTTCGATTGACGTTCTTCGTACCACCATCAAAGGATTTGCTACTAGCGTATCATTGACTGATGCCAAAAAAGTAGTTATCATTGATGAAGCTGACTACATGAACCCACAATCGGTTCAACCTGCTTTGCGTAACTTTATTGAGGAATACTCAAACAACTGTCGGTTTATCTTTACCTGTAACTTTAAGAACCGTATCATTGATCCACTTCACAGTCGTTGTTCTGTGATTGAATTCAAGATTGATGGTGCTGAGAAACAAAAGGTTGCTGGACAGTTTTTCAAGAGAGTTACTCAAATCCTCACACAAGAGGGTGTTGAATTTGATCCTAAAGTAGTCGCAGAACTTATCACTAAGTTCTTCCCAGATTATCGTCGTATGTTAAATGAACTTCAACGATACTCTGTTACTGGTAAGATCGACTCTGCGATCCTTGTGAACCTTTCTGAAGAATCATACAAGTCTCTTCTGCGTGACTTGAAAGATAAAAACTTCGGAGAGGTTCGTAAGTGGGTTGCCAAAAACAGCGACATGGAATCTACGGAGTTGTTTCGTCACCTGTACGATACTTCTTCAGGTGCCATGGAACCTGCTAGCATTCCACAAATGGTGCTCATCTTAGCTGACTATCAATATAAATCTGCGTTCGTTGCTGACCAAGAACTAAATACTATGGCAGCACTGACTGAGATTATGGCGCAATGTAGGTTTAAATGATGACACCTTTTGATTTTTTAAATGCTATCAATATGACGAAAGAGGATCTGTTCAAAGATCCTCAAGCTGAAAAAGATTATAATGCGTTTATTGTTAATCGTGGCTTGTCTTATTTTCCAGATACAATTCTTCTGGCTAATGAGATGAACGTAAGGCATGAACTACCTTCTAGTCTCCAATTTTCTTTTTTGCTAAATAGTGCTACAAAGCGTAAAAGATTCAGCAAATGGCATAAGAAAGATGCCTTCACTGATGATTTGAAACTTATCATGGAATATTATAAATACTCCAGTGAGAAAGCGAAACGTGCACTGGATGTTTTGACGTCCGAGCAAATACAAATAATTAGAGACAAATTATATAAAGGTGGAAAATAAAATGAGCGTTGAAATGATTTACTATGACTGGACACCAGAGTCCATGTTAGAGATTACGCTGCCTGAGCCAGATAACTTTCTTAAAGTACGAGAAACGTTAACACGTATTGGCATCGCTTCCAGAAAAGAACAAAAACTTTATCAATCTTGCCATATTTTACATAAGCAAGGTAGGTACTTTATCGTCCACTTTAAAGAGTTGTTTGCTCTTGACGGTAAAGAATCGAATATCACTTCTGGTGATATTGAGCGCAGAAATGCTATCGCTGGATTGCTTGGCGATTGGGAACTACTAAGTATTGTTACTCCTACCCAAGCTGAACAGAAGGCATCTTTGTCTCAAATTAAGGTGGTCTCTTACAAAGAAAAAGACCAGTGGGAACTTGTTCCAAAATATAACATAGGAAAGAAAAAATGATTAAACTTGAATTGACCGTAGAGGAAGCAAATACTATTCTTCGTGTGCTAGGTAAGCACCCATTTGAGGATGTTGTGTTACTCATTAACAAAATTAAACAGCAGGGCGAGCCACAGGTTGCTGCGATTGCAGAAGCTGAGGCAAAAGAGGCTCCTGCGGAGACTAAGTAATACTGAGGGTGATGCCTTAACACATCCGTGCGAGTCAACGGTTAGCTCGTTCCAATACCGCTCAAGGTGGACTTGCCTCTGGCTCCCCTCCGATCTGCGAGATTTCGAAGAAAGGAGAAGCATATGTGGACAAAACCTGTAGCAACAGAAATGCGTTTTGGCTTTGAAGTTACGATGTACGTAATGAATAAGTAGTAAGGAATTTGATGTGTGATTACTTTCATCGTACGTAAGGAGGTGATCCAGTTCTTGTTTCGTGTTTTTAACCCAAGTTCGTAACGACATCAAATCTGGTTGGTAGTCCAGTCAAAACTACCACCCCAATTTTCCCACTACCTTGGGAACCGTTTGACGCTACGGTATAAGGCGTTAAACCAGCAGCCTTGGCTCTGGCTAAACAAACCAAGGATTCCCATGCCTTCGGGGTGGTGTATAACTAAAACTCGCTTAATAGGAGAAACTAAATGCTAATGTACGCAAACATGGCTATTGATGCCATTCAAAATGCCAAATCATCTTGGCTCTCGACATTCGTCAAAGACGAAACTGTCAAAACTCCCCTACAAAATTTCGTAGACGCACAAACTGCTTTCACTAAGCAAGTCGCTAAGACTGCTTGGGAAGTAACTGGTGCAGCAGCGGAAGCTACTGTGGATAAAATGTTCACAAAGAGTAAAGGAGAGTAATATGACATATCTAAAACCATTTCAGGATTCTTTCAAAGACTTTGATAAGTTCTATGTTGGCTTTGATGACGTCTTAAATCGCATGACTAAAATTCATGACGAAGTTGCAAAGAACATCCCAAATTACCCTCCATACAACATCAAGAAAACTGACGAGAATACCTACGTCATCGAGATGGCTGTTGCTGGATTCGGTAAAACAGATATCACAATCGAAACTGAAGGTGACAAACTTGTCATCAAAGGTAACACCGATGCCAAAGAAGAAGAAACTAATATTCTATTCCAAGGCTTGGCGTTCCGTCCATTCACTCGCATGTTTACACTCAATGATCAAGTTGAGGTAAAGAATGCTGAGATGATCAATGGACTATTAAAAGTCTCTCTAGAACGTATCATTCCAGAGGACAAAAAGCCTAAAAAAATCGAAATCGCTTAATGTGACAACGATTTAATAAACTAAGAGAAAACCCTACCTTTCACAAGAAGGTAGGGTTCAATTACGTGTGTCTAAAAGACTAAAGAAAGAGAAGTAAAATGAACCGATTAATTGAAATGATGGAGAGAGTGAAAGAACAAATAGCTGATTACCGTAACATTCAAAAGACTGTTGAACAACTATCAAAGCTGACTGATAAGGAACTGCGAGATATTGGTATTGGTCGTAATGATATTTACGAAATCGCAAAAGGAAACACAGCAGTTTATAGGAGAGTAGTGTAATGGAATCGCTCGCACAAATGTATTGGGAAGTTACTTGTAACTTCTGTATCAAAGTCCGCAATGTAATGGCAAGAGTTTTTGAAAAAATTATCTCAGTATTTGAGACTATGGGTCGTGCTCGTGCTGCTGCTCAGTTGGCAAACATGGGATATCATAAAGAAGCGAAAGCACTTATGTTGAACCATAAAAATAAGTAATACCCCCATAAAAAATTTCAGTGTAAAAAGTTGTTGAAAAACTTGAAAATATTACTAAATAAGCGTATACTAATACACAAGAGTTGAGGCTCTTTTAGTATATCTTTTAACTCCTCGTGATGAGGACACTTTCCCTTGGAGGGATTTATGAAAAATTTATTCGCTTATTCAACAATTGCATTGGGTATTACCCTTTTTACTTTTGGTCCAGCACACGCATTCTTCGATGATGGTAACGGCAACCACGCAGGTGGTGCTACTACTAAGATGAACAGTGATGCAAAGGGTCGTGGTGTTGCAACCTTTAATATGAACTTCTCTGCTTCTGCTAATACTGAAGCAAACTTCGATGCTGATGGCAACGCTGACATGCAGAACATGTTCTCTGGCGAGAATCGTGACTACTACTATCGTCCAGTAAACTAATCTCACTGGAGAGAGAGAAACAAGGGAGACTTCGGTCTCCCTTTTCTTTTGTAATAAATACCTTTTTGCTTGACATGTAACAAATATTCATGTATAATAGAACTTAGTAAATACCCATGCAAGTGTGCATTCCCTCTTAGCTCAGTTGGTAGAGCAACAGACTGTTAATCTGTGGGTCGGTGGTTCGAGCCCACCAGAGGGAGCCAAAATTGCCGATGTGGCTCAACGGTAGAGCAACTGATTTGTAATCAGTAGGTTGGAGGTTCGAATCCTTTCATCGGCACCATTTTATAGGAGGCGGTATGTTAGAATGTTTGATCGTAGGAGATAGCATCGCAGTAGGAGTTAGTCAAGTACGAAAAGAATGTGCGGCAATCGTTAAGAGCGGAATCAATTCCAAAGTATGGAACGAACGTCATCTCAATAGCCTAAAACCTGCTCGCACGTTGGTTATCAGTTTAGGTGCTAACGACTACAAAGGCATCAAGACAGAAGAGAACATTCGTATGCTACGGACAGTAGCCAAAGCAGATCAAGTGTTTTGGTTACTGCCCAGCGGTAAACTAAAACCCGCACAGGTAGAAGCAGTGAAACGTGTTGCTGAAGAATTTGGAGATGTGGTTATCTCCAGACCAGAAACTGATATAAGTCCTGATGGCGTCCATCCGACTTATAAGGGTTACAAGAAATTGGCAGCACAAACTAATGGTACTTTGGAGAAGTAGGAAAATTGGTAACCCCAGTGGACTGTAAATCCACCGCCTCTGGCATTGTGTGTTCGAGTCACACCTTCTCCACCAGTTTATATCGGAGATTAGCGCAGTCTGGTAGCGCATCTGCTTTGGGAGCAGAGGGTCGTAGGTTCGAATCCTACATCTCCGACCAACATAAATATTGATTATGGATGACGTACAAATAACCCCAGACATGATTGTTTTTCCGCAAACGCTGCATGGTCAGTGGTTAGTGAACGTTTCTATTTACGAGAACATACAAATTCTCATCATGGCACAAAACAGATACAGTGGGACATTGATAACAAGAGTTTTCTATAACCCAACTGATGCTGCTGAATTTATCGAACTAATTGGAGATTATAATGAGTGAAGTAAAAGTATATAAAATGATCAGTGGAGAAGAGGTTATTGGTAATCAGATTACTGAAACCGACACACATTACACTGTAGATAAACCTGCATCAATTATGATGACAGATCAGGGTAACGGTAAAGTTGGTGTTGGAATCGCACCATTTATGCCCTATGCTGAAGGAGAAAAGGTTGATATCAATCGCCTAGCTGTAGCTGCATCGGCTACTCCAGCTAGTGAGATGCTCAATGAATACAATCGTATCTTTGGGAGCGGTCTCATCGTCCCTCCAAAGGGGATCCTGAAGGGTTAACCCCCAGTTTCTAGCCCCACGAATCTCCCCTGTAAGTTGTTGAATTTACAGGGGATTTTTATTGCATAAAGTTGTTGACTTTTTCAGAAAAGTGTTGTATAATAACTTACAAACTTGAAAAAGAGATTGATTATGGACTATGAAACCCTCGCAAAAGCTGTCTCAAAAATGACCCTACAGGATCTAGGGGCATTCGCTGAAACCCTGTACAAAAATAACTCTAGCCATTCGGCTGTCCTCTCCAGAGAACTAGAGATTCTGGAGATGGATGAGCACTACGCTAACAATGAAATTAGTGCTTGACTTTTTTCAATAGTTGTTGTATAATGTATGTATGAATGAGGTGATTGATATGACTCTTACAGAAAAACTCGCTACTATTCCTGGACTTACTCAAGATCTGGAGCATTGGGCATCATATGAAGTCTACACTGCAGAAGATCTCGAGAGGTATCTTTTGGAGACAACCATCTGGGACATGTACAAAGAAGTGCATGGCATCCGTCCTCGTTTTATGGACATGAGTTCTATGTCTATCAAAGAATTGGAAGCTGAAATTGATTCGCTCGATAAGCAGTTGACAGAAGTTATTGCACGTGAAAAAGCTGCGCAAGCTGAAGCGATCACTGCG